TAAAGCTAGAGAATTTGACAATAAAGGATTTCAATGGACAAGAAGAATAATTGCATTAACTGCAGTATTCTTTATTATTGCATATCCTAAACTTGTTCCTGTCTTTACAGATGTTGGTGTTGTTCTTACATGGACAGAATTTAAAGGTGGCTTCTGGTTCTTAATAGATAAACAAGAAGTCTATATGGATAGATTATTTAATGGTGTAGTTATTACACCTCTTGATACACACTTAATGTCAGCAATAATTGGATTATACTTTGGTGGAAGTTTAGTTAAAAAGTAATGGCTAAAGAAAAAAAGAAAAAGAAAAAGAAAAAAATTACAGGGTCAGGCATGAAGGGCATGACTATTGGTAAAGGTGATAAAAGACCTACCAAGTCAGGAGCAGGACTAACAGCTAAAGGTGTAGCAAAGTATAGAAGAAATAATCCAGGAAGTAAATTAAAAACTGCTGTAACAGGTAAGGTAAAAAAAGGTAGTAAAGCTGCTAAAAGAAGAAAGAGTTACTGTGCAAGATCTGCAGGACAAATGAAGAAGTTTCCTAAAGCAGCTAAGAATCCTAACTCAAGATTACGACAAGCACGTAGAAGGTGGAAATGTTAAATGGCTAAATTATGTGCAAAAGGCAAAGCTGCAGCTAAAAGAAAGTTTGATGTATATCCATCAGCATATGCTAATATGTATGCATCAAAAGTTTGTAAAGGAAAAGTAAAAGTAAAAAAAGGTGGTGCATTAAAGAAATGGGTTAATGAAGAATGGGTAGATATAGGAGCTCCTAAAAAAGATGGTAAGTTTCAACCTTGTGGTAGAAAGAAAGCTAAAGGTTCTAAACGTAAATATCCAAAATGTGTGCCTAAATCAAAAGCTCAACGTATGACAGCATCACAAAGAAAATCAGCAGTACAAAGAAAACGAGCAAAGAAACAGGGTGTAGGTGGTAAGCCTACTAATGTTAAAACATTTGCTAAACATGGTGGAAGTATAGGTGCTTGTTTAGTAGCATCTATGTATGATTAAAAGGTAATATAATGGCAACATCAGGTACATATAATTTTAATTTAGATATAGATGAAGTAATTCAAGAAGCTACTGAAATGATTGGTGGTGAACAAACTCTTGGACATACACCTCAATCTGCTAGAAGATCAATTAACTTAATGTTAAACGATTGGCAGAATAGAGGTATCCTATTATGGAAAACATATACAACTGCTGTAACTGTATCAACAAGTTTAGGAACATACGATCTTTCAAGTTCTACAACAGATGCTTTACAAATTAATTTAAGAAGAGATTCAACAGATATTGAATTACAAAGAATATCTTTTGAAGAATATTTAAATATACCAAACAAAACACAAACAGGTAGACCAACACAATTTACTGTTAAAAGAGATTTAGCTAATCCAAAAATTTATGTGTGGCCCCTTCCTGATAATACAACAGATACATTACAAATAGAAGCTATACGTCAAGTAGAAGATGTAAATAAATCTGCTGATCAAAATGCAGATTCACCTGTAAGATTTTTACCAGCATTAACATGTGGATTATCTTATTACTTATCTATGAAAAGAACTGGTATACCAATGGATCGTATAGCAATGTTAAAACAAAATTATGAAGAAAAATTAGCTCGTGCTTTAGATGAAGATAAAGAAAGAGCAAGTTTACTTATTAAACCAAGATATAGGTATGTATAGTGGCAAGTAATAAAAATGCGAGAGCTATGTGTGATTGCTGTGGTTTTGTATATGCACATAGAATAATGAAATTAAATAGTTATGGAATGTTAATTTGTCCAGGATGTTGGGATGGTGCATATGATTTAAAGAATCATCCACAAAATAAAGTTCCAAATGTAAGAGATAATCCAGCAATTCAAAATCCAAGACCTGATACAGGTGGTAGAAATTTAGAATGGAAATTAGCAAATATTACTTGGGAAGATTCATCAGATCCAAATAATAGGAAGTGGGATACAGTATGACAAAATTAGAAGGTAAATTAATTAATTCAACATATAAACAACTTCTTAAAATGGGAGTGTCTACTAATCAAGGTGTTGATGCATCTTTAACAAATGTACAAACAGGAGATGGTACTAATACTGCAATTAAAATAGCAACAAGTGCTATGAAAGTTGCAGGTACTTTTGGTGTAGATGGTAATGCATCTGTTTCAGGTGATTTACAAGTTACCGATAAAGTTTGTGCTTCAGCATATTATGGAGATGGTTCTAACTTAACAGGTGTTACCATGTCTATTGGTGGTGATATATCTGTATCAAGTATTTATGTAGGAGGTACAGCAACTATTGCAGGTGCTACATCTATCGGTGGAGCATTAAGTGTAGGAGGTGCAGCACATTTTGCATCAACTGCAACTGTAAGTGGAGCTTTTCATGCAGCAGGTGCTGGTAGTTTTGCAAGTACTGTTACAGTAGTAGGAGAAACGCATTTACAAGATGTAGTAAGTATAGCAGGTAATACTGGTATTGGTGGAACAGTTTCTGTTGTAGGAGCAGGAACATTTAAAGATGATGTATCTGTTTCTGGTAATGTTAATATAGGTGGTACAACTACTATTGCAGGTAATGCAAGTATTGGTGGTACACTTGATGTAGGAGGTAATGTATCATTAGGTGGTAATGTTACAGTTAAAGGTGATGTTCATGTTAGTTCTAAAGTATGTGCATCAGCATTCTTTGGAGATGGTTCAAATTTAACTGGTGTTACAATGTCAATTGGTGGTAATATATCTGTTAATAATGCCACAGTAGGTGGAACATTACATGTTGGAGGTATTACTACAGTAGTAGGTTTTGCACATTTTAAAGATGATGTATCTGTAAGTGGTAATGTTAATATAGGTGGTACTACTACTATAACAGGAGCTGTATCTCTTGGAAGTACATTAGATGTAGCAGGAGATGTTTCAGTATCTGGAGATATAAATGTTGGTGGTCATGTAACTATAGCAGGTGCTGTATCATTAGGAAGCACATTAGATGTTGCAGGAAATACATCTATAGGTGGAACATCTAATACAACAGGCAAAGCAGAATTTGAAGATGATGTATCTGTATCAGGTGGATTAGTAGTTGGAGG